GTTGATCGCATGACCATATTCAAATAAGCTTCAGTAGACCACCGTTTTCCCGCTTTATCAATTAGAGCAGGTACACCTTTTTGAGCCCACTTCCTAGCTTCTTCCCTTAACGCCTGCTGAGGAGTAACCGCCCCCGCTAATACTTTCCCTACAGTTTGATTCACAACGTCTAAATAGACCTGCTCTGCTTGTTCTAGCAAAGTCGAGTTAACCAAGTTGAAAGTATTCAATGCTTGCTCTTGGTACATAGATAAAATATCTTGCAGTGCTTGGCTAGACTCCACGCTTGGAGGAGCCACTAACAACCCCTGTTGTACAGCTTCTTCAAGCTCGCCATCAAATTCCTGAGCAGTGGTGTAACCAGCTTCTTGCAACGCCTTTGCCACTTCATCGACTGCTAAACCAGAGTGCTTGGCGATGGCTATAATATTTTGTTGAGTCAGATTGCCCAGCATGGATAACTGCTCTGTTTGCCAGGACACAATGTTATCTTCATCAAGCAGTGATTGGTGCTTCCTCAGCTGTTTAGCGATATTGATTAACAGTTGCTCTTCTATCGCAAGAAAAACCTCTACAGTAGGCATGGATAATTGCTGCTGTTTGAGTGGATCCATCACTCACCACTCGTTTTTGTTTTTTTGTTCATCCCGAAGAAGTCAATCGCTTCGGCAGTTGCAGTTGCATTCTCTGCATTAATCTCTTTCAGCAACTGTTCAGCTTCTTTTTCAGAAAGGCCATGCAGCTTCATGATTGCTTTCTTCCTAGTAGTGACTTTGTTAGATAACATTTGAACTTGTTTGCCTATTTCCGATGTTTGGTCTTCGGCGATAGAATCATCAAAAGCAACAGTAACTTCCCATCCATCAGCTGGACGGGTAAAAATACCATAAAGCTCTGCTAACTGTACGATAACTTCAACCAACTCCGTAAGGGCTGATTCAATGATGTTTTCATGAGATTGCTTGGTTCTGAAGGTTTTACTATTCTCAGAAACTACTTCAGTTGCAGTCTTAACACTTCTTCCATCAAAGGAAAAGGAACCGCTGCTGAACCCAGTTTTCATGGAGATCAGATCCAGAAGAGAGTTTATTCCTGCAATATGCTCCTCTACTCTAAGCGATACAGAGTTATCTTGAATCTTGCCGTCTTCATCGCCCGTATTGAATCCCTCATAGACCTCGTCATCCGCGTCAAAATAACGTTCTAAATTGCCAGTTGTTTTATTAATAACTGGTTTTAAGGCACTTGCGGGAACTAAAATTCTTCGTTTTCCTAAACGGAACTCCCTCTGGTAGCTATCAAAAGCGATATCTAATGTTTTAATCTCATCGAGGGCTGCAGCAAATATCGGAATCCCTAATGGACTAGACATATCAATGTGATTGGCTAAGTTTGGTCGGAAGTAAACAAAGCCCGAACGCTTAAAATCCTTGATACGTACCTCTTCTTCAAGGTCAGGGAATAATGTGGACAACTGGACTTTCCTTCCAATATCTCCTGAGTTTTTATCAGCTACATAAAGCTCGTTTTTAATGACGTACTCCTTTCCCTCCCAGAGATGCCATTCCAAGTGAGTGTACTTTTTATCACCCTTTCGTATCTCGTGGGGGAAAACAGCTTCATGAATCCCCTGATTATCCCAACTTATAGGTATAAAACAATCGGCTGTAACGTACGACAGCTTTATTTTCCCATCTGTAACATAGGGTTTGATCACCATGCCTCCCAGGGCAAACTGGAACTCTAGATAATCTTGAAACCGCTTAGTGAACTTATTATCATCAAAAATACTTTTAATCTTCTCATACAAACCCTGATCCGAAATATTAATTTCACATCGCTCATTAAAGATCAAAGTTGCCATTTCTTGCGACAGCATTTTAGGCATCATTAACGTAGACATTCGGCGTTTTTTCCGACCATTAATGGTTTGATAATGCACATCATGCCAATCACTAAAATAACCCTGATAAAGAGCCTTCCACATATCAATAGTTTGATAGAATTTATCATCAATAGGAATCGACTTGATTTCTGAAACTGACTGGATTGATTTGATTAAGCCCATTTTCTGCAACACCCCCTTTACGGCAGAAGTGATTTTCTCAAACATCGCAACACCGCCCTACTTTATATATGACTTATAAAAATAATTATTTGCATACCGCGCCTCATCCAGCGCGTGATTGTAGTCATCAACGGGTTTCCCGTTAATGTCACGGACATACATGCCGATTTCCTTCATGAAATCGTAATGATCATATTCGCTTTCAGTCTCGATAACATAAAACTGTTCATTTGTTATCGTGTTTTGTAAACGTTCAATCCCAACCTCTATACCAACAGAACTACGCTTAACATCCTTCGAGTTGTTGTCAGCACCTCTTGTATCGATGCTTAGAAGGTGTAATTCCTCACGCAATGACTTACACGCTGGATCCACAAAAAACTCCGAATAGTGCATTTCGAACTTCTTCACGCACCATTCCACGAATTTTTTGATTTCCTTAGCGTAAATAGACATGGCCTTTACCTGTCCGGTCTCTTTCCCGCTGTGGTAATAATTCGCTACTCTTAAGAGGCGAAACTTTCCTTCATAGCGGACAACAATATTACAGCTGCAGGAAGTCGCATCGTCTTGCCCTCCATCAGCAACGAAAAACATTTCATACCTTTCACCAATTACTGCAGGTTTAACGTTCTTTTCCATGTCAAACATGCCGTAAATAACGCCTTGAGGCATAACCCTTTTCCCAAACCAGTCACGTTGTAAAAGGTAAGGGTTTTTGCTCAGAATGTCATAAATCTCTTTTTTCCGCTGCTCTGTAATGATCGGATTGTCCTGAATGGTCCAATGAGTCCACCGCGTGTTCTGTACATCAAAAACGTTTTTAATTACAGGATGATGAGGAGCAGGAGGGTTTAAGTCCGCTAAATGGTATCGATCTTGAGCAGCAAAGGTCCGCCTGAAACACTCTTGGATCATATCCATATGAAGCAGATTGATTTCGCCAAAAGCCACACTTCCTAGCGACATACCAGTAATAGCACCAACGCTATTGCTTTTACCTCCACCTTTGTAGTAAATCTTTTTAACCCCATTTGGTGTATGCAGCTGCATATGGGACCCATGCTCATCATGCTTCATGTCATACAAGCCATCAAATATGTGCATGAGGCCTGTCCCATCGCCATCGATGAATAACCGATAAGCTTGCTCCTGGTTATACGCAACGAGTAAGTGGTTGGTATCACGGCACCAGCTATAATAATCGGCTAGCCGGAAATGAGCACCTGTTGTCTTCCCGCTTCTCGGAGTCCCCTCAAATACATCAAAAGTGTAATTATAGGGCCTGTAAATAACCTCTAATTGTTTCGGACTGAAAACAATGTTCTTAGCCATTATTCTCACGATCCTTTATCATCTGTTCATACTGTTTCCGACCATCAATAAGCGCATCAAGCATTGACGTATCTTTCTTATCTCCTCGAAGCTTAGCAGCACGCATCTTAGCAAAGTCTGTTTCAGCTTTAAGCTTTTCATCCTGCAGCTTCTTGCGGTCATTCTCGCTAAGGAGGTCTGTATATTTAGCAAGAAACTCTAAAGCTTTCATCTTGTCAGCAAGTTTGACTGATACGCCATCCTTGCCTTTTTTCACTTCGGTAATGATCGTTCCATCGACTTCATCATGATTCTTAAGATTAACGTAGCTGAATGAGTAAGTGACCTCATCACCGTTTTCATCAATCAATGGTTCAAGGTTGTGATTAAGTTCTGGTCTTGTCTCTTGCCCGAAATCTACGAAGTCAGTTATGTCAGCAAAGGCAATATCGATGTACTTCTGGAGGACAGCCTGAGCATCTAATAGCACTCCATTGAAGCGCTCTTGCTTCAGACGGTCTATCTCCCCCTTCACTCCTACATTCCCCATCAGCCTATAGGAAATCGATTCAGCTGTATTCCTATCGACCCCATAAGCCTTCATATATGCCTTTGTAGCATTAAAGTACTTGAGGTAATAAAGACAAAACAGTTTCTGCTTATCAGTTAAATCATCATTCTCGATAATTACATCAGGCTCTTTTTTGGGTTGCACCCTTTTATCTTGGGTTGCAACCTTCTTATTTTGAGTTGCATCCTTTTTCGGAGAACCTCTTGACCAACCTTCACGGCTTTTTCTGCTCTTCAAGGTACCGATTTTAATACCGCGCTTTTCGGCAAGTGCCTTTAATGTAATATTGGTTGATTCATATTCTTGACGTATCTCTTCCCAATCCATCTACATCGCACCTACCTCCCGTTAACGTTTTTAGACAAAAGAAAAAGCACCCCGAAGGATGCTTACTATAACAACTTGTCAGATGTTTGATAATTGCTGCCGAAATGATGCCATTAAGACATTGATATTTTTAATATCAGCTTCATTTTCTTTTTCAATCTCATCTATCTTATTATTTATTGTTACAATACCTTTTCTTACATATTCTAAATAACCATTGTATTGAGTGTATATTTCTCCTTCAGAGATACCTTCATTTTCTAAAAGGGAATATACCTTTTCCATCTCAACCAACATACTCAATTCTTTCAAAGTGTTTATTGTCTCACTATTCTCACTATCTGGAGAATAATCCTCAACAGCTACTGTATATATTTTATTTAGTTTTTCATCTAGTTCTATTAAATGACGTTCATAAAAATCCTTCATTTCCATCGTCTTCAACCTCCTTTTTACTATTAAATTCGACAAAAGGCAGAGGTTTCCCTTCGAAAATAAAGAAACAAGTATAACCCCCTAAATTTTACAGATAATAAATGTAAATTCAGGAGGTGATACTTTGGCAAAATTTGATTTTGAACTAAGTAAGGAAGAGTTGTTGGTTTTGCTTGTTGTAATCCTTACTTTGTTTCATTAAGA